AAAGCTCATGTAATCGCGCTGGATATGCGCGACGGTGTATTGATTCTCGCGATCCATCGTGCGCATGAGACCGCGCAGGACCTGCGACGGGTCGGCGAGATTCTTCGCCGCCGCCTGGCCGTCACCGCTGATCTCGATGGAAAAGGATTCGCTCATGTGAAGGAATAGCGGGCGAAATTATTGAGCGTGAGTTTGACGGCCGGCGCGAGATCGAGGCCGGCGATGACTTCGGACGGCTGGCGCACGTTGCTGCCGACCTCGGTGATCTTGTCGCCGATCTTGTCCATGGCGTTCCAGACGTTGCGGCATTGGGTGAGCCATGCCTGGATCAGATCGTAGGGCAACGCATTGGCACCGGCCGGAATCGTGTCCGGGTAACCGGCATCGCCGCTATCCAAGACCGGCCACCAAAAGCCGCCGGTGAAGGTGATGCGGACCTGCGCGTAATCGGGACCGACGTCATTGCCGTTCGGAAAAACGATGATGCCGGATTTAGTATCGATGGTCTGAAGGATGTTCCACGGCGGCGCATCGAGCTGCTGCCAGCCGGTGGATTCGGCGAGCTTAAGTTCAACCAGGGAAACGGATTCAACTGGAAAGCGGGAAAGCAAAAAACGGACGCGATCGGCGGCGAAGATTTCCTGCGCATTGACGGCGCGGTCAAATTTACGATTGCAGTAATTGGCGAACTGCGCGGCGACACCGAGGCCGAGCGTGGTAATGCGCGCATCAAAGTCCGTGCTGGTGACGAGCGCAGGCGCGAGCAGGTTCGCCTTCAGGGTCGCTAAGTTAGAGAAACCGCAGTTCATTTTTTAACGATGGTTGGCGCGGGTTGCGGCTTGGGTTGCGGTTTGGGAAGGGCCGCCACGGGACGCGGCTGCGGACGGGTGACAATTTCACGCGGACGCATCATCCGATCTCGTGGCGGCTGGTTTAACATGGCTTTAAGGATGGTTAACTATTGGGTTTGGCTGTCGTAATGCGCCGTGCCCGCAAGACGGTTGATGGTGGTGGCGACCGGCAGCGTGATCATCACCGGCCGGCCATAGTTGCCGACATAGATGGCATCCCCATCAAAGGCGTTGGTGCTGGCTGACACATAACGCGAGACGGTGGATTGCCCCATCAGGTAGATGTCGCTGCCGACATTGGCTGAGACGCCCCAACCGCCGTTCGTGAGAACCACGTAACTTAGGTTGGTGGCGAGCACGCCGTTGGGTCCATAGAGGTTGTTCGCCGTGTTGGTCAGGTTGTTCACGGTATTGGTACCGCTGAACGCGAAGGCCAGCACGGTGCTGGTATAACAGATGCCACCTTGCTGCAAGATCAACAGGCCGTTCGGCGCGAGGCCATTCGTACTGTTAATGAAGTTGGTCTGCGAGGTGGTGGCGGCGTTGGTGAACGTCTGGTAATACGCCGTGCTACCGGTGCTAAACTGAAGCAGACCGGCAGCGGTGGTGGTATCCCAGGAATAGGCGACGTCCACGACACGGATCTGCGAGTTCGCATCGGCCGGGAATAATACCTGGGCACCTACCGAGGAGTTGCCAGTGGCCGAGACGGTCTTGTAAGTGGGGAGATTGGCCAGGGCAGTTCCTGCCACCGCGCCGATCACCGCACCGAGGAGAAGTAATTTTTTCATGTTCAATTTATTTTTATAGGTTGGATTTGGCGGCCGGCCACACGGCCGGCCGCCAGTGATCCGATGGTTTAGGCCGCAGCCGTCTGCAACGCAGACATGGCGTCGGGCGCGAGGGCCTCGACGTCGATGCGCTCGATGGCGCGCATGCCGATTTCGTCGGTGGCGAAGTAAACCTCGCGGCTGGTCTCGACGCGCGGCGTGCCGCGTTCGCCGAGATACCAGTAGGAGAGGTCACCAAAGAACGCCAGGTACGTGCTCACCGCCGCCTTGGTGCTGTACGGCTGCATGACCGATACCCAATGGATCGGGAAGCCGTCGAGCGTGGCAGGCTGGTTGCCATTCTGGCGTTGATAGATGTAAGGGTTATTGATCGTATTGAACGTGACGAGCAACGCCTCCATGGTGGGATTTAGGTAATAGGCCGCATTGCCGGCCTGTAGCACCGCGCCGTTGGTCAATGCCCGCATGGCGCGGAAGTCATTGATGGTGGCATCGGTCGGTTTGGTCTTGCCGGCCGCGAGCTGTTGAAGCTGCGGGGTATTGGCCGTGGCGGCGATGTACGGACCGACGCCCTTGATGTTGGCGTAGGTGCCGGTGCCGTCGCCCAGGAAGCCGGTGGTATCTTCCAGCGCGGCGAAACGGCGGCTGATATACCGGGCGATGAACTGACCGAACGGGATGAATGTGTCTTCCTCGATTTCGGACGGGATGCGGATGATGCCGCCGCATTTGTTCGCGGTGAAGGTGACGTTCTGCGCGGCGACCTTCTTTTCACCGAGCGCCTGGCTCATGCCAGCCGTGCCGACGCCAAGGAAGGTGAAGTTATCTTCACCGGGTTTCAATTGCGGCAGGTTCACCGTGCCGGCCCCGAGCGGGAATACGGTGGCGAACTGGCGGAACTGCCCGTACTTGTAAACAAGCTCGACGATCTGCGGGACATAGATCGTGGGCAACGGAATGTCCGTGCTGGCGAGCGCGGCCTTTTCCACGCCGAGCCATTCAGCGCCCTTGGTCAAAGCTTCTTCAGCGGCACCGAATTTCTTCGCATCCCATTTGTCCTGGCGATAGGCGCAACCGATGTACATGCCGGCGAGGGCCAGCGCGCAGGAATCGGTCACGAACGCCTTATTGCCGACGTACCGGACACCGGTGTCGCCATCACGCAACATCGATTGCTTGCGCAGCTTGCCGAGTTCCTTTTTCGTGGCGTCGTAGTCGTCGCCCAATTTCTTGAACAGCGTGGGCAACTGTTTGATGGCGGCAAAACCGCCTTCCGCCTTGGCGATGCCATCGAGTTCCTTGAAGAGCGTGCCGTAACCCTCGAACGATTTCAGGATGCCTTCAAACTCCTTGATCTGTTCGGGAGTCAGGACGGTGTTGTAACACATCGCCTGGTGTTTGCTCATGGCGATCTGGATCAGTTGGAACAGCCCGACGCCGACAGCGGCCGCACCGGGATTCATGCCGAGCATCACGGCGCAGATGGCGAGCGCGATGACCGCCAGCAGCGCGAGCGTGTGGCGGAATTTTTTGAACATATTTTTCATAGACGATTTAATCAATGGTTGATGATTGTTATTTGAGGACAGAACGCAGTCCCCTCGCGAGTTGCAGCAGGTGCGCGTCATCAACTCCCGTGCCGGACGCGCTGCCAGTGGCGGCGGGAGTTTGCTTTTGGTCGCTGCAAAATTGTTGGAGATGCTCGATGACATTCTTGATGTCGGATTTGTTCAACGCGCCGGATTTCAGCGCGAGGCCGACCGTGGCGCCGGGATTGGCGGGGACGACGACGAGCGAGATTTCGAGCAGCTCGCAGGACGTGTAGGTCCGGACGGGCACGTCATTGGTCTTGCCGGTTTCCCATTCGAGCGGGATGAAGCCGACGCTCTGCGATTTGATGAAGCCGCCCTTGGCCATCTTGTAGGCCATCAGGCCCATCGGATTGTCCACGCAGAACTCGACGCGGTTCACGAGCTGGCCATCGATGACGTTCACGCTCTGCGCGCGACCGAGGATCTTCGCGATGCTGGAATAATCGTGGCAGTCCGGGATCACGGGATTCGCGCGGAAGTTTTCCAACTGCCAGCCGTTCTGATCGATGGCCTCGTTGTAGCGGTCCACGCTGCCATCGCTGCCGATGAAGTCCATCACGGGCGCATCGCCCGCGACATCCTTGACGGTGCACTTCATGCCGCCGCGCAAACCAGCCGCGCCGGTGTTGAGCGTGCAGATGCGTGCACCAAATTCTTTTTGCAGTTCGAGAAGTGTTTTCATTTTTGGTTAACAATTTTAACTGTCGGAAATTTCAATTTAGGACATTCCTTATGGTGCGTGCGAAACTCCTCAAGCTGCTGCGTCACAAAAGTTCCATTACCGGATTTCGAGTTCACTTCGATGTCAGCGCCGCAGCAGCAGGTTTCTTTGACGGTTAACGTGTAATCACTCATTGTGATCTCCTTTCTTCAAAAATTTCATGGTGCCGACGCCAAAGATTTTGAACGTGATGGATTTTTCGTCCTCGCCGGTTTTTTGCGCGGCGAGCTGGATGCACTGGCAGTTGATGATGTTCTCCAGACTCGCGCCCAGGGAATCATCACCGGGGAACATGAGCTGCTCGCCCATGACCTCGAACGGTTCATCCAGGGGAATCGGATCATCGATGTACGCTTCCTCGGCTTCGGCATGCGCGGGCCGGACATGCGGGCCATGCGAGGAGAGCCAGGATTTGTATTCGATGCCGGCATCATCCATCGCCTGGTGCCGGGCGGTGTTGTAGCCGATGTTCACTTCGGTCATGGCCACGCGCTTGGCCTCGGCATCGGTGAGATGGTTGAAAACGGATTTGACGCGGGCCGCGAGTTGCAGATGCGTTTCGCCTTCGGTGACACCTTCCTCCAACGAAGTGTTGAGCTGATCGCGCACGGTACCGCCGATGCCCATGATCTTCTGTTTGCGTCCGGCGAGATATTCCAGGACCCCTTTCGGCGGATACTTCCACGGGTCATCGTTGCCAATCTCGTCCATCAATTCGCTGCCCGCCGATTGCAGCAGCGCCTGCATGGGCGATTGCAATTCATTGTTCAGCGAGTCGCCAAAGGCGTGCTGGTTAAAAATGATGTCGATCAGGCCACGAGCCGTGGCGGGCAATTGAAGCCTGCCAGCATCTTTTTCCAGATGCACTTCATCGAGCTTGGCCAAGACCTTGCCGCGATAGACGTTCAGCACCTTGCCGACCTTGCCCTTGAACAGATTCACCTGGGCTTTGCGCGCGGCGATGTGTTTCTTCCAGAGATTCACGACATCGATGCTCGGCTTGCGGATGAGCGGTTCGGCGGGATGTTTGATGCCGGCCAACAGTTTTTGCATCCGCAGGAAGGGATTCGACTTGGTCGCATCATCCGGATCATCGTCCGGCTCGGGTTCGTTCGGATCGGATTCGGAAGGCAATTGTTCCGCACCGGCCTGCGCGGCATCCTGCAAGTTGAACGGGAGGAAACCTTTCTTGTACCAGGGCCGGTCGGGCAGACCGAGATCAAGGCTGACATTGATATCGGCCACGGGCACGCCCATGGCGAACATCTTGGTGCCGGTATCCCAGCGGGTCCGGCGCGCGGCCTGCATGATCGGCAGCGAATCGATATCGAACCAACCGACATATCCTTCATCAAACGACTTCACCACCGGATCAAAAGCCGCTTCGAGCCGCGAGCAAAGTGAACCGATGGTGGATTCGATGAATGAAACCTTGGCGGCATCGAGCGAACCGCCGGCACCGCCGTCATTCAGATCCGCCGTGAAGCCAGCGAGCGACTTCGGGACCTTGAAGATGGAGAAAATCTCATCCATCAGGAAACCGCGCGTCTTGATGAACTCCATATCCATCATCGTGAGCGTGGGTTTATTGACGGTGGCACCGCCGAAGAGGAACAGCGGGCGATCGGCGGTACCGGCCTTGCGCTTGCGTTCGTTCAAGGCGGCGACCATCTCTTTGCGCTGATCTTCCGTGAGCGTTTGTTCGGTGGTGACAATGACGCCGGTATCGGCGTTATTGACCCAAAGGCCCTTGAGGAACTGTTCACCGGCATAATCGGTATGAGCCGCCACGGAAGCGACGATCAATGGACTCATGCCGCGCCAATAGAGATAAGGATTCGGTGTGCGCGAATGTATGACTTCGCTCGGCAGCAGCATCTGCGACGGTACCGGAGTGAGCAGCGGGCTGCCGGTGTAACGCCAGCCGGTGAGGTCATAGCCGGTGACCATGTGCCAGAACAATTCCGGAGCCAGGGCGATAAGCCGCTGGATGCGGGGATTGCGATCCGACAGATCCACGGGCTGATCAGCGGAATCCATTGGCATCACGAAAAACTCGCCGCGCAGGGCAAACCAGGTGACAACCATTTCCCAGAACAACTGGCGGTCCATGCTCGGGTGAGGACGGTTGAACAGATCCACCACGTCGCCACTTTCAAGGATATCGCCATTGAGTGCGCGTTTAATGAATTTCCTATGGGCGGGATCTGCCGAGCCGCGCAAGGCCCGGACGCGCCGGGCATTGTTACCGGAGACCTTCGAAATGCGGAAAGGTATCTTGGCGACTTCCTGGGCGATGATGGAGACGGCGACATAAACCCAGGCGGCCTGCGCGTAGGGGTTCACCAGCTTGGTGCCCTTGGCATTTTCCTCGACGTCGGAGCCGCCCAGGAAGGATTGGATGTCCGGGGAGGCGTAGTTTTTGCCGGCCAAAGCATGGAAGGTATCCCCGATCCGGGCAAAAAAGTGTTTAGCCATGGTCAGACTCCCTCCTTAAAGCCGGTTTTGACCGCCTTAAACGACTTAAATAGCCGCCCTTGGTGCCAAGGCCGGCACATCGTGGCGGAAACGGCAAAATTGAAATGGTTTGTCATGGCAGTTTTCATCCGATAACGGCGAACATTCCGGACGGTTTTTTCCCGGCATGGAGGGCGAGGGCTTTGGCCCAGAACCGGTCGCAATGGGAATCGGCGGCTTCACCGACAAAACGGACGTTGCCGCTGGCGGTGGTTTCCTTTTTGATGCCGCGCAGATCGGCGCGCAGTTTGTCGTCCTTGGCGTAGCGCAAGGTCCGGTCTTCATGGGCGGCGCGAAGCGGGAAGGCCAGCTCTTCCTTGACCGGACCGGAAAAACGCACGGCCTCAACGCGTGAACCCCAGCGCCGGACCATCGTTTCGGCCATCTGCATACCGAGGCCGGTGGAATCGATACAGCAGCGGCGCACATTCGGCAGGCGAAGCAATTGCTCCAGCTCCCATTCCTGCTCGGAAAAAGATTTGCCGCGCATCTCGATCCGCAGCCGTTCCCAAAACACGTCACCCATCTTTTCTTCGACATCGATGACCGAAAGGTCCGTGGTGCGCGCCACGTCGTAGCCGACGTAGAAAGTCCGCGAACGGTCCTCGGCAACATACTTAAAATCTTTTTTGGCGGTGTCATCCTCGCAGCCAGTGATCATCTCGTAAGTTATGAACGCGGAGGATTCATCTGCCGGGATGCAGCAGTATTCTTGCAGCCATTGTTCTTCGTCCAAACATTCGGCGCGTTGCCGGGCAAGCCAGGCTTCGCGCGTTTCGCTGCGGCCGGTCGCGGCGTTGATCTTCTCGACGATGCCCTGGTCAACGGCCGTCTGGATCGGGATGGTATGCAGCGACCAACCCATCTTGTTGCCGCGCGTCTTGATGTCCGTGATGATCTCATTGAACACGGTCTGCGAGCCGCGATGCGTGGAGATGATCGTCAGGGTACCGCCCCATTGCGTGACCGGCTTAGCCACGGCGTAAAGGCCACGCTGATCTTTGTGCAAGGCAAACTCATCCAGGATCACGTGACCGCTCTTGCCGACGATGGCATCAGGATTCGAGCTGATGCAGTAAATGCAGACGCCGCTGCTGAATTTCAAAACATGCGCGGTGATGTTCTTGTCGTTATCAATGATGACCTCGCCCAAATCTTCCGCCGCGAATTTCAACACGCGTGCCCAGCGCTTGCAGTACAGCAAAAATTGTTTGGCCTGGATTTCGTCCCGGCTCATCACCCAGACATCGAGCTTGGCATCTTTCGGCGCAGCCAGGCGCACGGCCTTGTAACTCACGGCGTAGCTCAAACCGATCTGGCGACCTTTCTCGACGATCACGAGTAGCGAAGTGTCTTTGATGACCTTCGCCTGGTACGCCATGAAATATGTTTCGACTTTGGCCATCAGAGCAATTTGAGTTCGGCTTCGATTTTCTTGAGGGTTTCCGGCGTGATGCCGCCCTTGGAAGTCTTCGCGGTTTCCAGCGCCTTCTGCGCACGGTCGTAAGCCGCCGCCTTCTTCTCCATCAACACAACCTTGCGCTGATCCAGATCGATCTGCGATTGCTTGAGGCGCAACCGCTCCGAATCCAGGACGGAGGCAAACGAGGTCGCGACGAGCTTCATCATCTCCGGGTCCGCGTTCGCCTGGGTGGAGAGATTCAGGATCAGGACGCGCTGAAGCTTGATCAGTGTGTCGAGTTCCGGCGGTGGATTCGCACCGAACGATTTCTCCACCGCCGCACATTGTTCCGCCCCGGACGCAATCTGCGCCAAAAGTTTTTCCTGCAAGCGCGAGGACCGCGCCGATTCCAAAAAGCGCGAGAGCGTGGACGCCGAACAGGTGACACCTTCCTCGCGCAGCCATGCGAGCATTTCGTCCAGGGTTTTGCCCTGGACATCCATGTCCATCAACGTCGGCTCGTGTGGATCGAGTTTCGATGCGATTTTTTTGCTCATGGTTCATTGCGGCTCGTTCAAAGCTTGCGGGCCTGGTGAATGCCCTTGGTGGTCAAGGTCCAGGTGGTTTCGGAAAACTCGTCGCTCACACCTTCGCAAAAGCCTTCGCGCTCGACGGCCTTCAACGCATCCTCGACGTCCGACTTGGTGGGTTGACCAGGGCGAGCCAAGTTTTGCACCGCGCCAACCAGCGCGGACTGCGGCATGGGCAATCCGTCGCAGGCGTTGAGCGACAGCAAAATGAATTTTTTCAGTTGGGCTTTCATGGTTGGTTGCGTTTGGAAATTTCGGACATCTGGCCACGCAGCTCGCTGACCGCGCTCAAAACGTCATTGATGCGGTCATGGAGTTTTTCCCCACGATCTTCGCCCGCAGCCAGGATTTGCTGTTTGTCGTCATCCAGTTTGGTCAGCACATCCTGATTGGCTTTTTGCAGGGCAATGATGGCGTGTTCGGATTTTTCGACGCGGGCGGCGACCGGATCGAGCTTGAGGCGGTACTCCTTCAGCGCAGAATTTTTCTCGCGCATGATCTCGCCGCGCAGGGTCTTGACCATGTGTTTCAACTGATCATCGAGCGGCGGCTTGGCACCGAAGGCTTTGTTGCCGGCATTCCAAATGGTCAGCAGCAATGCCACCACGAAAAGGAACGCGATCATGCCGGGCAACCAGCCCGTCAGTTTTTCCATCGGGATTTCGAGATCGGCAAAAATCGGTATCATGCGTTTTTGTTGTAGAAAAATTTCGCGGCCATCTTGAGCACGCCGCCGTGCTGGATGCCGTATTCCAGGACCACACGCGCCCAGGCGTTGAACGCCTTCAGCTCCGTGCGCAGCCACAGGCATGCGGCACAGATCGCGGTCCAATTGATCTCGACCTGCTGTTTCACCGCTTGCGCGGTATCGGCGGCTTGTTGGACTTGATTGGTATCGATCATAAATTTTGGATGCGTTCCTGATACGCGGTGATGAAGTGATCGTGGATCAGCACTTCCTGCTGGTGGCGATACGCGGCATAGAGGCCGACACAATCAGACAGGATTTTAAAACCGAGCGACGGGTTGAAACAGGCAGCGCCTGCGGGCGTGATAAAAACTTCCTGACCGACATGGCGGTAACCCATCAGCACGCCGGGCGTGCGGGGCACGATGTCGTTTTGATTCACGATCCGGAAAGAACGGTCGCCGAGCGCGGCGTTGTAGATATCGCGGAAGGCAGAATTGCCCACACGCGGACAGCCGAAGGTGATGACGCCCGCGACCGGAAGATTCTTTTGCGAAAACGAAAACGCGGCCAGTGTGGCGAGTGAGCCGCCCAGGGAATGCCCGGTCAACCAGACCTTTGCCTGGGGATTCATGGCGAGATAGGTCCGCACCTGGCTGATCACCGCCACATTGACGGCGATGTAGTCTTCGAGAAAACCTTCGTGGACAAAAGCATCCTCGCGGCCGTCGAGGACCATCAGTTGCGACATCCCGAATTTCGCGTCCTGGATAAAATCCTTTGCATGGCAGGAACCACGGAAGGCGACGACGATGCTGCCGTCATCTGCGAGCGTGACCAACGCGGCCGCATTCGTCGCCATATCGGTGATGAGATTGGTCGACGTGTAAGCGGCGGCGGCGAATTGCGCCAGCTCGCGGGCAAGCTGCCAGGAGAAATTTTTCGGGAGTTGGGTCACAGAAAATTATTGGCCGGCGGCGTGGACGTTCCGCCGAAGCGGAATCCCAATCCTGCAACTTGCGCGAATTGCTTTTCGCCGCCGGCACTCATGGTTTTGGTAGAATCGTTGCGCACGACTAATTTTGTTCAGTGACTTACCGGCGTGAGGTTATTGGCTGCGCCGGTCGTGGTATTGATGAGCGGATGTTCACCGCCGACTTCCGTGTTCACGGCGTTGGTGCCGCCGGTCGACATCGTCGTGGACATGGCCGCGTTGCCGAAGACGGCACTGTGACCGTTCGCTTCGTAGCTGCTGACCGTTTCAGGTATGATGGCCGCCGAGGCGTCCGTGGCGTTGGTGCCGTTCAGCCCGGTCGGAATCTTCATGTACTCGACCTGGTTGCGACCGATGATCAGCTCATAGGTCTGGTTGGCGACGTTCTGGCCGATCTTGAGGCCCGTCTCCGTGACCGTGATCTTCGTCACGTCCTTGGTGTTGATGGCGGTGGCGCAGCCGGCGACAAAGCTGCCAACGGCAACGATGGCGGCGAGCGCGAGGACTTTCATGGTGTTTTTCATAGGCGATGGTTTATTGGTTGCGACAGCGCGCCACACGCGAACCAACCAATACGGGGAGGTAAACCGCTTTGAACTGTCCGTTAGCATGGCGCGCTGTCATTCGCCGATGAGCATGACAGCGACCGGAAAAACCACACGTTAGCGGCTAACGCGATTTTGGAAGGTGACGGGAGAGACCGGTTGAAATGCGAAAGGAGGCCAGCAAGTGCCGACCTCCTTCGTGCGCCGCTACTTAATCACGGCGAGCCGCCGTTTGCAATAATTTTCTATAACGACACTTTAATGCAGATGAATCAGCCCCCAGAGGATGAAGCCGGCGCACATGAGGATCACCAGCCATTGCGGAGGGGCATCTGAGAAAGGATTTTTCATTGAGCGTGAAGCTTCAGCCAGTCTTCGGATTGCTGCTTAACGACAAAATTTTGCATGTGATAATCGGTGGGCCATTCTTTTTCTGCCTCGGCACGTATTCCGGCCATCACATCGGATGGAATTCCATTAACTGATGGAGCAAAGACTGGCATGGTTTTGACCCCAGCCCTGGCATTGATCGTCACGCACAAGTTAGAATATTGATTTTCCAGAACAGTCAAACGAGCTTCATCCACAGAAAGGTAGAGGGAATTAACAAGATTGGAGGCCGCGATGTCGGTCAAATTGGTATAGACCATCGCCAATGCCTGGGTGGACAAGATTTCAGTCGAGCGCCGGTTTTCATTCCGCTGATAAAGTTCGGTCACATTGCTCTCAAGCATTGTGATTTTTCCCTGCATCTCGGCGATGCGTGGGTCTGGTTGTTGTTTCCCGCAACCGGCGAGCAGCCCGATCGCGGCCAATGGGATGATGATATTTTTCATTCTTACCCCTTCTTAACAGACTCGACCGCACGGTTCAAAATTTTGTTAGCAAGTTCATCCACGCGGGTATTGGGTGCCTGTCTGACGTAACTGATCCTAGTGCCTGATCCGGTCAGAATTTGGCGTAGGCTGTCCTTTATATTTTCCAGCTCGCGCTCGGCGGTCTCCGCCCGGATACGCCAGTGTTCATCCGCACCGCCTTCGCGCATCACCATCGCGCCGGTCTGACTCTGCACAAAACGGCGCATGGCGACCAATGTCATTTCGCGAGGACTTCGTTTGCCTTTCAGGATGAGCGATATGGCTGCCGGTGAAATTTTTAATTCACGGGCGACATCAGAGGCCGAAATTTCGATGGCCTCCAGTTGCGCAAATAGTTCACAGAACTCGACTTGCTCCGGTGTTTTAAAGTCGCTCACGGGATTTAACAAAGTTAAAGATTTTTCGTTGACATTTTTAACTATGTAAATTAGCATAGTGTCAACCTAGTTAAAACAATCGCATGACCGCAGAAAAAAGTAAACGGAAATTTTTGAGGCAGCAGGCCGCTGGCGCGGGAATTTTCTCCATCGCTGAACTCGCGCGGCAAGCGGGTTGCAGCCGGCAGGCCGTTTACTTCGCGCTCGAAAAGCCGACCCGCTTCAAGCCGGTTCGTCGCCGCATCGAAAGTCTCATCGGCCCAATCTCATGAATGACTCCCTAACCATATTGTCGCGCCACGTTGCCGCCACGCTACCTGATTCGCTGATTCACCGTCGCGAGCTGCTCGTCGCGATGCGCAACTTACTCAAAGCCAGTCACCGGGCCTACAAGCCGATCAGTGACCAGATCGCGGCGATTGATGCCATCAGCCAGCTGCAAAACGAATTGCCGTTGCAGTTTCCGCTGGAAGGAGGGACGCGATGAAGTCATTCCGCGAAGCGATACGACGGGCTTTGACTGCGCCGTGTAGATTGAGCCTTGAGCCGTTTTTACGCGCTGGCGAGCACCAAGTCCGGCGCACGGCCTGGGCACGGTTGCAAAACATCCTGGCGATCCTGAAGACTGGCGAGGCTTTCAATTCGACGAAGCTTGCAAAAATTTCGCGGGTTAGCACCAAGGCCATCAAGCGTGATGTGGCGTTTTTAAAAAAGCAGGGATTGAAAATCAATTTCGATTTCACAAAAAACTCTTATCGGCTGATCGGGGAAATTCCTCCCAACTTTAAAATCATCACAGGAGGTGGCCAATGACATTTCCCCTGGCTGAATTTTTGCGGCAGTGCGATGCGGTGAAGGCCGGCGCGCTGGATGATTTGGATTGCAGCTCGCTTGCCTTGGTGCGCGAAGTCGTCGAGGGCACGCATCAGAAGGTCCGCAAATTACACACGGACAAATTCGTTCAACGGCAACTCGGCAAAACCAAAAAGGAGGAGAAATGAAAACTGTCACCTGTGAATTTTACAGCGTATTCGCCGGCAGCACATCCGGTTTGGATGTCGTGCTTCTGGATGATCGCTTTCCTGAACGCCATGGAAATAGAGCTATCCATGTTCAAGCCACTTCGGTTTCTCCAGGCACGCGCGGCATGGTCGATGTTTGGATTGGCCGGAGAGAGGCCCGACGCAAATTTCAATTGCGCTTGCGCAAAGCGAAAGCGGGTGCCGCATGAAAATCTTTCTGAAGCCGCTCGGTGATGTCCGCACGCTCGGCACGATCCACGATTGGATTTGGGAAATTGTCGCTGTCGTGATTCTGGCCGTGATCTGGATCGGCTCCTTCTTCCTATGAACCCTACCGCACAGAACATGAGTCCGCTGGCCAAGATCGATGGCGTGGCCTTGCTCACGCGCAAGCCGATTGACTTGATCCGGGCGATGGCGGATGGCGGCGACCTGGTCGAAGGGCGTTATCAATGGGTCTGGAATGTGGCGGTGAATCCGCAGGGGGAAATCCGCGATCTGCGTTTCTGGATCGGCGAGGTCCTGGCACCGAAGCGGCAGGCTCCGTTGGAGCTGGCGGAAGTGATCAAGTGTCTGTTGCCGGAAAACCGGCGTGACTTTCCAGCCGGCGAAGTGTGCGCGCTCTTGCAGGTGCGCCGGCCCACGTTGCTCGAATTACGCGAAGAGCTTCAGGGTCGGGAACGGGTGGGCAGCAATTTTTATCCGCGCGCGGGTCTGGTGAAATTTTTTACCACGCGCTGGCTCGGCAAAAAACAACAAGGCGGAGCAGCGTGACGCTGCACTCAAATATGAAAACCATTTTTTCCAGAGGCACAGCGGCGAGCTACAAGGCGGGCAACGATCATATCCGCCACATCAACGAGGATCGGCGGCGGATGGATTTTGTGAAGGCGGTGTTGCGGAACGAGCACATCTACATCATGGAGCTTGAAGAGATGGAGCGCGTGTTCCTGGAACGCATCGAGGCCGACCACGACAAGACGGTCCCGGACATTTTTAGCGGCGACCGCAACATCATCGACAGCTTGCGTCGCCGGTTTGAAGGGAGGCTTAAATGAGCCTTAAACGTTTCACCGGTTTCCGTGGGGTCGCCTGCCTGGCCGAGGTGGGCAAGGTGCAATTCGTGCTGATCGCCAGCACGCCGAAAAAACTGGAAGCCGTGTACAACGCTCTTTTACCGAACGCGCCGGCCTTTGATCCGGCGATGTGCCAGAAGTCCGTAATGATTCAATCCGCAGTTTTACCTGAAACCAGCCATGTCACAAAAACCAATCAGCCTTGAAGTTGTACCGGCGAAGCCGGAAATGAAATTGCCCGCCAAGATTCCGAAGCTTAAAGACGGGCAGGATGCCAAAGCGGCCGAACAGATCGGCTCGATGTTCCATGATGCGCAGATCGGAATGCGCAGGATCATCGCCCTCGGTATCTTCGCCTGGGAATTAAAGCTTGGTCAATTAAAGCATGGCGAGTTCGGCGCATGGTTGGCGGTTCACCGTCCCGAACTCGCCACACCACATTCAAAGACCGGCAAGCCGATGGCCAGTCGTGCGCTGCAAGGTCACATGGCCGTGACGAAGGGAGTTCTCAAGGATGCCGGTTATGATACGGTGAAGAAATTCCTCAACTTTGCCAAATCCGCAAACGATGCGGATTTGACCTCCGGACGGTTTTTGCTGATCGAAGAGAAGAAGGTTTCCGACGAGCTAAAGCCGTTACGTGAGAAAATCTGCGCGATGGTTGATGGCAAGACGGCGAAGCAGTTGAACCTTGAATATGTAAACATCGAGGACGATGAGGATTCCGAAGAGGGCACAGGGAAACGACGTGGAAAAGGACAGTTGCCCGGATCGAAAGGTTTGACGAAGGAGATGCGCGAAGCCGCCGAAGCGCGCAAGGAACAGAACCGCATCGACGAGCTGGAGATTGAGGTAAAGGAAATCACGAAGCGGCTGGAGCAAATTGCCGACGCCATGCATTTGGGCATGATGGAGACGAAGCTGCTCAAAAAGTTTACGGATGCAGCGGACGGCGCGAGCGGTTTTGCGAAGCGGACCATCGAAGCACGGAAGGGAGGCCAGTCGTGAAAGGTTACGCCTGGGCATTGTTGAACGCCGGCAACATCGAGTTGCCGGAGATCGGCGCGGAGCAGATCAACCGGCTGAAGAACATCGTCAAGCGCGAGGTCCGCGCCGCGCACAAGATCGGTCGCAAAATGCGCGACAGTGCGACCCGCACGGGCATGAAGGGAGGCCGGAAGTGAACGAAACTCAAGCTGCTGATTTAGTCAGGGCCGTTCAGCTTATTGCCTTTTGTGTCGGAATTATGACGTCCGTCATTATCGCGATTTTGCTCACATCAAATAAAAAATAATGATCTCCGACCTCTCAACCATATCCGGCACCGGCAACTTGCCGGCGGTTCCACATGGAACAGATTTGCGCGTGGCCATCGGCGAGACGGGTGCGCTGCAACCGGTGCGTGACGTGGCGAAATATCTCGCCGAGCGCGCCCCGCGTCCGGAGACGGCCGGCGAGGAAGGTCTGCTGATCACGTTGCCGGCGAAACTGCAACAGGAGGTCGAGGCGTTGGTCCGCGCCTGTAAATTTGTCGCCGATCTGGTGACTGATAAATGGAGTGTCCAGGCGGCGTGCAAGTACGTGATCGCGGGCAAAGCTTATGCGCGCTGGAATTGGAACCTGAACACCTTCCGCCAGAAGTTCGATCTTTGGTTTCAAAAGCGCGACTGGGTGGTACTGGTCAACTTTTCCAAAGCGCCGGCCTCGTGGCGGTCCCTGACCTCGACCAACATGCCCGAAGAGTTTCTGGCCTACTGCGAATCCAAGCTCGGCAAATTCGCGCGCGAGGACGGCAAACGCCAGGCGTTGCTCTCGATCCAGAAACATTGGCGGGTCGGTCGCGACGAGCAGGGCAATGAATGTGCCGTGCCTGGCTACGAGGCGAAGTGGTCGAAGCGCGACCGCGAGAATCTGCCCGCCGGCTGGAGTTACTCAAACATCATGCGGCAGATGAAGAAGCGCGCGCGTGCGACGAAGGCCGTGCTGAAGATGTTGCACATCAGCGAATCCGCCGCCCGCGAGCTGTTGCCGCAGATGCTCGGATCGCGCGGCAAGCTCCGCTTCCTGGAGAAGATCACCTTCGACGACGTGCGCATGGACTGGCTCGTCTTCAATCCGGCGAGCGGTCAGGCCGAAGAGCTGTGGTTGCTCGTGGCCCGCGACGAGGCCACGGCGATGGTGCTCGGTTTCGTGATGCATCCACGCACGATCCGCGAGGACGGTACGGCGTCGAGCCTTGGTGCCCGGCACATGAAGGAGCTAGCGGCGTATATCCTCGAACGGTATCCGTTGCCGCCATATCCGGAGCATTGGATCGTTGAACGTGGCACGGCCACGCTCAAGGAAGCGGTCCAGGCCGCGCTCGGCGAGCTGCTCAATAACCGGATCAAGGTTCATTACACCTCGATGATCGGGGACCGGTCGGCGGTCGGTTATAAGGAAAAGGCCAAGGGCAATTCACGCGGCAAGGCCAGTCACGAAGCGCACAACCGGCTTTTCCATACGCAGTTGAGTTTCGTCGAGGGTCAGACCGGCGCGGATTGGAGCATCCGGCCCGCTGATCTGGAAGCGCGCGTGAAGGAATGCCAGGCGATCCACGAATTTTCCAAGACGTTGCCGGAGAGCAAACGCGGCGAGGTCCGATGGCCGTTGCGGACGCTGGCCCAGGCCCGCGTGATCATCGAGCAAATCTGCCATGACCAGAACTGCCGCGATAAACATGACCTCGAAGGCTTCGACCAGGTGATCGAGAGATGGACCGGGGAAAAATGGGAGGTCGTGGAGAGCGCACCGGTCGGTGCGGAATGTCGCGTGCGCAAGGAACGGCCCTACGAGCGGGCGATGAAGTTGATCCGCTCGGTGGAAAAATGGGACCGCATCTCGCCGCAGATCATCGTGAGCTTCCTCGAACACACGCAACGCTTTGAGGCGGTGGAAGAGAACGGCGAGATTCATTTTACGCACGAGGGGGCCATCCTGAAGTTCCGGCACAGCGGCGATCCGTTGCCGCCAGGAACGAAATGCCTGGTCTATCACCATCCGGCCACGCCGGAGTTTATCCACCTGACGACGGGCGACGGGCGGATTCTCGGCACCTGGGTGCAACGCGGTCGCGGCAATTTCCTGGATGCCCAGGCATTGGCCGAGGGAATGCGTTACACGCACGCGGCCCGCGAGGCCGCGAAGGCGACCGCTGCCGAGCTGGCGGCACCGCAACGGGCCAGCCTGGAAGAAATGCGGGCGCATAACGAACGGCTGAAAGACTTCGTGACCATCACGGACGCGCCGGATGCCGAAGGCTATCTGACCGGCAGCGCGGTCAGCGCGGCGCTCGGCACGGTGAAGCCGACCGCCCAACACAACCAGCAGAATCCGCCGCCGCTCGAATCCGAGCCGGATTGCACCAATGACATTTTGTCCTCAGAGGACGTTTAAACCAACAACCAACAAGAGAGGTATATGCCAAAAAATACATGGACCCCAAATGCTGAACAGCGCGAGACGCTGATCAAGCTCAAGGAAGACTCCTGCAAAAACTACACGCTGTTTGTGCAGGAGTACGGGAACGACACCATCGGTACGCCGAGCAAGCTGTCGCAAATCCTGGACGCGCTCGATCCGGACGCGACGAGCTACTTCAACAAGATCGATGAGCCGGAGACGCTGATGGCGGATGTCACGGAGTTCGTGAAGGATTTGCCGCGCCAGAAGCGGGCGAAGTTTTCCATCGTGGAGACGGTGATCAAGCCGATCTCGACCTTTGTGGCGACGGCCAAGGTGGCGCGCAGCCTGAAGAACGTGAAGACGGCGGAACGTTGCATCCAATACATCGGCCCGACCGGTTCCTCGAAGACGACGCTGTTCAGCTATCTGCAAAAGGAGTTGAAGACGGAATTCACCGTTGCCCTGGTGAACTGCCGTGATTCCTGGCGGCCATCCTCGCGCGATCTGCGCCAGCGGGCGAAGACGGTCGTGCTGAAGGATATCTGCGACGGCCTGGGCGTTTACATTCCGGCCGAGTTTCGCCAGGCGAAGCCGGGCAGTGATCCGGATGTGAAGGATCAGATCAAGCTGGAGGCGGTGCCGGCGGTGGAAGACCTGCTGGTCGATGCGTTGCAAAAGCGCGTGTACTTCCTCTTCCTGGAGGAAGGTCGTTTCCTCCGGACGTACGCGATCAACCTGCTGATCGATCTGATGAACCGCACGAAGCTCGTAATGCTCATCACCAACACGCCCAAGGCCAATCAGGCGATGCATCAATATTGCGCGGATGAATCCGACCAGCTCGACCGGCGCACGGCGGCGGTGATCAAGCCCGGTGTCGTGACCGTGGCGGATGCGGGGTTGTTTTTCGAGCCGGATCAGTTCGAGGATCGCGAGGCGGCGTTGGAGGTCATCGCACGGGCGGCCTCGGAGTTCGGCCATTTCAGTCTCATCAGTCGCGTGGCGAAACGCCTGGGCAAGACGACCAGCGCCACGTTGAAGGAAACGGAAGCGGCCATCACGGCGGCGAGCCGGCAGATGAACCGGAACAAAACCTTTGCCGAACGCGCCTGAGTTATGGGCCTGCCCGCTCCATCCCAAGGCCATTGGTTCTGTGACCACTGCGATGACATCGTTTTTATGTCATACGAGCGGACGGATCAGACCAATGTGCCTTGTCCGCGATGCGGGCGGCTGGCCTGTAATTTCATCCCGCGCAAGCTGGATCGGAAGACGCTGCCGAAGGATTGGTTCAATGCCATGCGCGAGCTGGTCGCCGCCAACGCCACGCCGGAACTACCGGACATGCGCCATCACACTCACATGCGGAAATAACCAAACAAAGGAGGTAACATGAGTCGAACTGCCAGAAAATCGGAGCTGCAATTGCTCCAGGATCGGATTGAAAAATTCCAGCGGGAGAAATTCCCTGGGCAACCGCTCCACGCGAAGTTGCGCCACATGGGTCACGAGCTGACCGAACTGAAGCGCAAGCCGGATGATGAATTCGAGTGGGCCGATGTCTTCATCCTGCTCCTCGGCTGTGCGGCCGTACAGGGCTTCACCACGTCCAATCTGATCGCGCTCGCGCACCGCGCACCGCAAGATGGACATCAACGACACGCGCAAGTGGTCCGCGCCGGATGCCCACGGCGTCTGCCACCACGAGGAGGAAGCATGAGCCTGCTCGAAGTCATTTCGCCAACGGCGGCACAGATACTATCCACAGGCATCACATGCGGTGCGTGCGGTCACTTCGACAGCGTCAGCGCATTTTGCACCGGACAGCCGGACAAACAATATCAATGCCCGCATTGCAGACGGATCGAACGGATCGTGGACGATCCACCTACTCGAACTGCGACCGGCTTTGTCATGCCAGGCAAACGCCGCGTGGAATTTTTTAACACTAAACCAGTAACAAAAGGAAAAGTATGAATGCCATGAAAAAAGAAATCCGGCGCGAGATCAAAGAGCTACGCGCCAAGGCTTGTAAAATAATGAAGGACAGCGCCAAAGCTGCCAGCGAGCTGCAAAAAAACCGCCGGGAACTGGACCGTATGCAGGCGGCGCTCTTCAGTGGCAGCGGCAAACAGGTAGCCCGCGTCATGAAACGCGTTGCCATTTTGGAAGGGAGGCTCGCATGAGACCGGTCAAAGCCCTGGTGGATCGCGGCCTGGAAATTGTCGCGGATCAAGCCCGGCTCGATAAGGAGCTGAAGAAGATCGTCGCCGAGCTGGAGGCGCACGGCCTGAACAACGCCGCACAGCATGAAGACCTGGCGGATGCGGACCGCGATGGCAAACGCTGGTTTGCTAAAGGCTCGGAGCTTGAGGTGCCGATGATCTTCACGGCGGATAAGATCGTGAGCGAGTTCGTGTCCAAAAGTCCGAAGCGTGTGGAGATCGAGCAGGCGGCCGGTGATTTCTTCCGGCATTTTTTCAAACCGGTCAATGGCTTTGCCAATCTGTTCAAGGATGGCAAAAAGTTCCGCGCGCAAGCCCAGGAACTGCTCGGCGATAAAGCACCGGCGTTCATCACCGCCTGCCTCGCTCGTGGCAAGGACGGTCTGCCGAAGAGCGACATCAAAATCCAATGGGCCGATGCCAAGGAGGTGCAATCATGAGCGATGGTGATCAATCTATTTTTGATGCCAGGAACAAGATGCACGAGCGGGGCATCGTGATCGAACCGACGACACTAACCGGCTATTGCGACGATCTCGAAAAATGGGGCTGCGAACTTCTGGAGGATGAAGATGGTGAATTTTCCGTGATGAATCGCAATGGCGCTGTCACAAAACTTGAAAACACCAGCCGCTTTGCCGCCGCGTTTGAAGCTTGGCACCTGATGAAGCCATGATCGAATCCGTCTCCAATCCGCTTGATCTGAAGCGTGGCCGTCGCCAGCGGGCGGCCACGCCTTCAGGTTCAGCGGACCGGTTGCCGCCGCATGATCTTCAGATGGAGATGGGCGTGCTCGGTTGCTGCCTGCTCGATCCGAATGAATGTATCGCGCAGTGCATCGAGGCGTTGAAGGACGATGGCAAGCTGGCGTTCTACGATCTGCGGCATCAGACGGTTTATGAAACCCTCGTGGCGATGTTCGAGGCCCGGACGCCGATTGAACTGCTCACGGTGCAGCAGTATTTAAAGGATCGCGGCCTCCTGAAACAGATCGGTGACTTCGCCTACCTAAACCAATTGCAAGACGCGGTACCGAGCGCGGCGAATCTTTCCTGGTATCTGGAAAAACTGCGTGACAAATATTTGCTGCGCCGGCTGGTGACGACGTGCAGCGGGATCGTCGGCAGCGTATTTGATTTTGAAGGCGACGTGGAAGGGTTGCTGGATGATTCGGAGAAATCTTTCCTGAAAATCGCGGAGAGCCGCGTGACCGGCCAGAGCCGCAAGATGGGTGACCTGGTGCATCACTCGATCACGATGGTTGAAAACTATTTTACGCGCCAGGGCGAGATCATGGGCATCCCGACCGGCTTGAAAGATTTTGACCGGATGACGGATGGGATGCACGGCGGTGAGATGCTTGTCTTTGCCGCCCGCCCTGGGATGGGAAAAACGTCGCTCGCTATGGGAATTGCCGAGCACGTGGCGCTGGAATTGCACCTTCCGGTGGGGGTTTTTTCCCTCGAAATGACGGCGGAATCTTTGGTCTTGCGCATGATGTGTTCGCGCGCGCGGGTGAATCTGCGGAACATCCGCGATGGCTATATGTCGCAGACGGATTTTCCGAAGCTGCAAAGGGCGGCTGAAGAGTTGCACCACGCGCCGTTGCACATCGTGGATCAAAGCGGTCTGTCCATCATGCAGGCCCGTGCGCGGGCGCGCCGGATGCATCAGCAGCATGGCATCAAGCTTTTCGTGTTCGATTATCTCCAACTGCTGACCTCGACCTCGCGCAAGGCGCAGGAGAGCCGGCAGGTGGAGATTTCAGACATCAGCGCCGGTCTCAAGGGACTGGCCAAGGATTTGAACGTGCCCGTCATTGTCCTGGCACAGCTCAACCGCGAGATCGAGAAGGACAAGGCCCGCAAACCGCGCCTGTCTGATCTGCGCGAGAGCGGCAGCATCGAGCAGGACGCCGATCTGGTGGGTCTGCTCTACAAACCGGAAAAGGATGATGAGGCCGACGCTCACGATGAGGAAGACGGCGAGCTGGTGAATCTGTTGATCGCCAAGCAACGCAACGGCCCGACCGGTGATATCAATCTGACGTTCCTGAAGCCGTACACGCGCTTTGAGCAGGCGAGCAAATTCAGCAGGGAGGATGTGCCGGAAAGATGAGCGCCAAAGTTCAAAAAATCGAGGACGTGAAGCTTCCGCTGGTCGGAAAGTTTTATTTGGTCCCATGCGTTGAGCGCCATCCCAAACAAACCATCCGGATTGATTTTTTGCCGGTCATCGGTGACTGGCATGAGGATAAGGACATCGGAACGCCGCAATATCACTATCATTATGATGTGCGATTTTTTCCGGATTGGCTCATGGACCGATGGGTGCGTGGGCCGCATGGCGACGCGAGCGTGTTGGGCCGGATTCATAATTTTCGAGACGATGAGCGCACGAAGCACACGCCTTTCCCCATTACCTACCGGCGTTTGAAAATGAAACGTGAGATGCCGATTTTCCCGAATGCATCCAACATCCAAGGTCCGTTGCAGAAACACTTCAAAGACCACAAATTGAAGTGTCACGTTTGTCCGCATCGCGGATTTTCCCTTGATGGTTTGCCGGTCGCGCCGGACGGTACAGTTGTCTGTAATGGCCATGGCCTGAAGTGGAGTCTCTTAACTGGAACGCTTGTCCCCCGATAATTATGACCATCAATACCGCCCAACGCACGAGCATCATGAAGACCTGGGGCAAGGTCTGCAAGGATCGCGGCTGGAAGCAGAGCGACCGAACCTTGCGGTTGGCCACCTTCAGCAAACTCATTGGCCGGGAGATCGCTTCCACCGACGAGATCGAGCGCATCGATGAATGCACGAAGTTGATGAAGGAATTAAAGGCGATGCTCGGCGTGGATACCAACGCCGCGCGTGAGGCGGATAATCTGTACATAAACCGGGCGCGGGTTTTGCGCAATGTGATTCTGACCGAGCTGATCCCATGCCTGGAGATTTACGTTGAGGACGTGCAGGGCTATATCACGGCCATCATGGAGGATAAAAATCGTTGGTGGAAAATCGAGCGGCCGGCGCGCGGAATGTCACTGATGGATTTGACTGCCGAGCCGGTCCGCAAATGGGACGACAAGACGAAATCAATGCGCGAGTTTCCGAGCCAGTTGGATCAGATGGTTTACACGCTGTCGTCCTGCCTCAATGGCAGTGGTCGGGTTTACCGGGGCAAGAAATCGCGGCTCGGTTTCCGCGTTGCGGCCGGCCACAGCCTGCATGAGATGAAGATCAGGGCCGGCGTGCCGTGCGACTGCTCGGAGTGTGTTCGGGCGAAAGGAGTGATTACCGCACCGCAAGCTTTGTCTGATCTGGCCGATGCCATGCAGGCCAAACAAGAGGCGGAGTTGAAACCGTTTTAA